TTTCAGAAGATGGCCAAGGGCGCTGGTGTGCAGTTGACTGAAGACAAGCGCAACAAGGCTGGCGGCGGTAAGGGCGGCGGTCCACGACGATGACCAACACGCGTGAGTTCATCATGGTGATGTTCTAGTTTGTGTCTGGTGCGCTTGCGTGGGCTGTGATCTGCGCGATCTTTAAAGAGGACGAGGCATGATTGCTCGATCAAACATCCCCAAGATTCCGCAGAATGAACCCGTTGACGTCAATGCGGAGTGGCTCACGACAGGGCAAGTATCACGACGCCTTGGCGTGAGTGCAAGGACAGTCTCCCAGTACATTGATGCTGGGAGGTTGCTTGGGTTTCGGTTGCCGATGTCTAAGGCACGTCGCGTGCATCCCGAGGCATTACGAGAGTTTTGCGCGCGTGAGGGGTTTGACCGTGCAAGAGGAAAACGCTGATGGCGCGCGATTACAAGGCGGAATACGCGAAGTTCCAGTCGTCAACGGCGTCTAAGAAGGACCGTGCTTCTCGCAACGCGAACCGTCGTGAGGCGGAGCGCACTGGTCGCGTGAGCAAGGGTGATGGCAAGGACATTGACCACCGCAACGGCAACCCGCGCGACAACAGCAAGAAAAATCTTCGCGTCGTGAGTCGGAGCACGAATCGTGCGAAGCGATAGCGATGAAAGAATGGGAAAGGTCCTTGTGTGCGTGTGGAAAGAGGCTATTTGCAAGGATGTTGACGAGACGTTGAGCCTGCTTCTGGTTCGTGATGACGAGTTGTGCGCTTGCGCTGCTCGGGCAATCAAGATGCTGCTGCTAGAATGCGCTCGCTTGAAAGCAGAGAACGAGAAATTCAATTTATGCAAGGATGCATGACATGACCGAACCCAAAAGCCACACTCAAACGGGCATTATCCGTGGAACAGGGTGGCATCCGACGCTTGGAACACGGCACGCGGCGGTTTTGTTTCGTGACGGCAAACAGGCGGTTGCCCGAGAGAGATTGCGGACGATTCTGCACAATCTACGCACATACAAGATCTTTCTTGGTAGGCCCCACTACATCAAAGACTCCTTGATTGGATTGGAGGAGTTAGATGCCCGACACAGGCGTTGACATTCAAACTGCTCTGCGCAATATGCCGCAAGGATTTCTATCAGGCGACGATTACGCACTGGTAAGTGAAGCCGCTGGTATCATTGACCACATGCAAGCCATGACGGCGTCTCTTTCGCAATCCTTTGAACAGGCGCGTGTCGAGATTCGGACGCTCAAGGAAGAACATCAGCGGTTTTTCTTGCAGTCAATGAGTTGGCAGGCTGAAGTGCTTTCACTGCGCGAAACGCTTCGCGTAAAGTCCCCGTGACCTAGAAGAATTACCATGTTTATTCCAATCTCAGAGCAAGTATTTGTCCCACTTCACCGAATCGAACGCATTTCGGGTTTCGGTGACGCGGTGAACGTGAAGTACGTTGATGACCGAAACATTGAGAAGGTGCAGGGCGACGACGCCGTGCGCTTGATCGCATTTATCCGCAAGGTGAACGCTCGCGCGAGCGAAACCCGCACAGAACCAGCAAAGAAGGAATACAGGCCATGAAAGCAAAAGCAAGTTCACGTTACGGCAAGGGTGGCGCTAAGGGTGGTGCTCAGGGGGGCGGCAAGGGCGGAGCCATGAAAGGCTCTAACAAAGGCGGCATGGCCCCAGCCACAATGTTTAAGGCAACGCAAACCGTACAGGTAGCGCCTGTCGGCGGCGGCGGAAAGTAAGGACACACGATGCTTGACACGACCTTCGACAAACTGCGAAGAGAGTTAGAAAGCGCTGAGCGCTTTCGTGACGCACACATTTCATCTGTCCGAATGATGATCGAGGGCTACCACGGGACTGCCTTTCGTGACGACCGAGCAGATCCGAATAGTGACGCGCCAGAAAACTTTGCGCATGAGTTTGTGTCGTTGGTCCTGCCTCGCGTCATTCATGACACGCCCAAGTTTCGCGTGAAATGCGCCGACGCAATGCTGGACCTTGTGCTCGGCAAGAAAATGACCATTGCTCTCAACCGCTGGTCACGCATCACAAAGTTGCGTCGGACTCTTGAGCGCATCGCAACCGATGCGCTCTTTGCGTACGGGGTTGCCCTGACTGTGAGTGAGCCTCGTCCAGAGGCTCGGCAGGTTGACGGGGAGGAGCCGTACCTTCCGCGGGTCTACCGCATCTCTCCTGAGCGCTTCTTCATTGACCCCGCCGCGAGCCACATTGAAGACGCTCGATACCTTGGGCACTGCTACGCCATCGACAAAGATGACTTGCTTGCCAAAGCCGAGAACGATCCGACGTGGGACTTTGAAGCCATCAACGATCTTCCGTCGAACACCGATATGGAAGACGTCCGAAACGACACGGGAAAGCAGATTGAGGACCGTCAGGAAATGGGCGTCTACGAAATCTGGGTGCCCGAAGTGTTGGACGAGTTGGCAGAGGAGATTGACAATGCGTTGGGCGGCGGCATGGTCAATGGGACCATTTACACCATTGTTAAGGGTCGATCCAAAAACACCAAGTACGACGGTTACATCCGCAAGCCCATTCCTTACTTTGGGCCACGCAACGGGCCGTACACGATGTTTGGCGTCTACACCGTCCCAGAGGACCCGTATCCGCTCAGCCCTCTCATGGCCATCCAGAGCCAAGTGTGGGACCTCAATTCGCATCTAACCAGCGTGCGCTCAAGCGCCGCCGCGTACAAGCGATTGATCATGGTGGATTCGCGAAACCACAAACTGGCTCAGGACATTAAGGACAAGCCGCACGATTACATCGTGCTGAGCGAGAGCCTCGACAAGGACAAGGTGCTCAACCTTGAAGTTGGCGGCATCACCCAGCAGCAAGTGCAATACGCGCAGATTGCTCAGGATAGACTTGACCGCGTGTCTGGAATTCACGACGCCATGCGCGGCAACGTGACGGGCACCGCGACCGCAACGGAAGTTGCCGTCGCAGAGAGCAGTGCGACCATGCGCATGGCTCACCTCAAGCGCCAGTTCCAAGAAGGCGTTGACGACCTTGCCCGCTCCGTCTGTTGGTACATGTGGCACGACGACCGCATCAGTCTGCCGCTTGGTCGCGAGGGCATTGCACAGTTGCTTGAGGCCAACCCAGTGTTCACGGGCGGCGTCCGCTCGTCGGGCTGGGAGGATCTTGAAGTGTCGGTGGACGCCTACAGCATGGAGCGCGTGTCTGAGGCGCTGGTGCAGAAGAGAGCGATGGAACTGCTGCAAATCACAACAAACATTGCAAACGGCATGATGACCATGCCGTTCATCAAGTGGAACGAGATCATGTCGATTGTGGGTGACGCTCTGAACGTTCCACACCTTGCAGAGATGATTGACCAGAACGCAATGCGTCAAATGCAGCAATCGCAAGCCGCCGCGCAGCCGCAAGGCGGCGTGCCTTCGTCTGGTGGCCAGCGAATGAACGAAATGGGTGAACCATCAGCAATTCCAGCCAGCAGCCTTGGCGGAATTGCAGGAGCAGCGAGCCGCGGATGATCTACGAGTTCACAGACAAATCTGGAAATATCTTTGAAATCACCATGACGATGGCTTGCGCTCCAGCAATTGGGACGACTATAACACACGAAGGCAAGAAGTTAACTCGGATCGCAAGCACGTCTGTGCAACTCGATTCGGGCGCCAACAGGTCGCAATATCCCTATGTAAGTACCGCTTTACCGCGGAACCTCGTAGGGTGTAAGTCTGTTGGCGGCAAGCCTCTTGTCGAATCGAAGCGCCATGAACGGAACATCATGGCGCAGCATGGATTTGAAAAGGACTGACATGTCAGAACCCGAAGTACAACCAGCAGCGCAAGAATCAGTGATGTCTCAACTCGTTACTAAGGACTTCGTCAACCAGACGGAGAACCCCTACAGTAGCGAGGACGAGGTACTTGACCGACTTTTTGCTCGCGATGAACCCGAATCCGCACGGGATGTTCCAATTATCGAATCGTCTGCTCCAGATCCCGACTTTGATCGGGCTTTGAAGGCTTTGCAGCGAGACGGTGTTCCAGCGTCTGTCATTGACGGCTTGAAGTCCGACCCTTCCAAAGTGAAGGATTGGGGCCTTAAAGCCGCCAAGCGTCAGGCCGATGTGGATGCGTTCGGCGCCAAGGTGTCCGACTCAAAGAAAGACGCGCCCAAGGCTGCAGAAACTGCAAGGAGTTCGATCTCAACTGGCGACGAAGAGGCTGATGCCGATCCGTTGTCATCGTTCAGCGAAATCTTTGGAGACGACGCAGCCAAACCAATTCGTACCCTTGCCTCACAACTTCGCGCCGAGTTTGCCGAAAGCGCTCGCGCAATGACTGTGAAGCATGAATCCGAGATGGCGTACACGCGTCTTTCGCAAGAGTTTGGCAAACATACTCCGCCGTTCGATGAGATGACTGAACTTGCCGCGCGTATCGGGCGAGAACAGCCACAAGGGTTCAATTCCGTCGAGGAGATCTACCGAGAGGCTTTCCGCCAGCGATTAGGCGAGCCAAAGAAATCAGATCTGCGAAATGTTGCACGGCCAACTGTGGGGAAGACTCCTCCACGACCCGTTCGGCAGATTGACAGGGACGATGCAGTGCTCGATGTTCTGTTGTCTGGTGGAAGTCGGGCGGACGCTCTCCGCATTGTTTCACGCTAACCCAATAAGGAATGGCTCATGCCTTCAATTCAAACGTTCAATGACTTTATGACCACGACAGGCCCGTCGTACCTGACGAGCGCCGATGCCGTGATCAATGAAGCCGTCAAAAATACTTACGCGTTCAGCCGCTTGCTCAAGGGCAAGACCACTGAGCAAACCGTGCAGGGTGGAAACGAAATCCGCGACGTCATCATGTTTGATGATTCGCGCACCTACGACCACTACCAGCCAAACGACACCTTCACATGGCGCAACCCACAGGTCACCGACTACGTCCGTGCTCCGTGGCGCTTCCATATTGACTACATGACTTGGACCGACGCTGAGGTTGAACTCAACGGCGGCGACTCGTCTGCTGGCACGAAGGTCGCCTACAAGCGACTTAAGCGCATCAAGGAGCAGCGCATGTGGACCTCGATGCTCAACGGTTTCGAGGAAGATCTCTGGGCGCCACCAAGTGCAGCCCAGATGGAAGACGAAACGGGCAAACTCCCGTACTCGCTTCCGTACTTCATTACTGAAGTTGGTGGAAATTTAGGCGGTGCACTCCAGCGCCGTGGAACAAGGCCGTTTACGGCTGCGGCAAACACCAGCACAACTGTGATGCGCCTTGATCCGCTGACAGAAACGCGTTGGACCAACATAGTTGAAATTTACGATTCGTCCCTTCGCAACCCTACGGCTTCTGCGTGGGGTACTCCAACTGCACTTACGTTGACATCCAACACGGTGTACGCGCAGAACGGCGCCGAAACAATTTCCCTTGGCACCCTTTTCAACGCTATGGACCTCATGTTCATGCGCTTGAAATACGAAGCACCAGCAACACGCGCGGAGTACTTTGAGAAGGACAATCTGAACCGTCAGATGATTCTGTCTTCTCGCTCTGGCGTCCAGTTGTACCGCAACGCTTTGCGACTTTCCAACGACACGCTTGTGTCGTATCAGGATGCGTCGTACAGCAGCCCGCAGTACGCTGGCGTTGACGTGACCTACTGCTCAGACCTTGACACCGCGTCAATCTATCCAGCCCATTCTACGACAGTAACGCAAACTACTGTTGGATACAACGGTGTTGTTGCGGCTTCGGGAGCATTTTCGGCGTTTGGTATTGAGGAAGGCGTTAACACGATTGTGAAGGCTCCGCGCTACTACTTCGTGAACGGCAACTACCTTACTCCAATCTTCCACGCAAAGCGCTACTTCAAGACGCACGATGTGCTGCGTCACCCGAATCAGCCTTTTACCTACGTCCAGCCTGTGGATTGCTGGTCCAACTTGTTCTGCAACTCACGGCAGCGCCACGGTATTGTGGTTCCACTCTGCACTGCCTGATCCGAAGGAGGATCTTTACTATGATCGCTGGAATTTTACCTCCAACAGGTACCCTCGGTGCGCTTTCTGCTCACCAAGTTCTCGTCAGTCCTATCGCCGCGGTGGCTGTTGCCGTTGGCGACCTCGTCATGTTTGATTTGGCGAGTACAAACACCACTTACACTTCGGCGTCAGCCATTACCGATCCAGACAACAAGAAAAACCCATTTAACGTGGTCGTTCTGTCGGTTGCTGGCGCGCTCGGTGGGGCCACCACAACGCAAACTGGGAAAGGCGGAGTCTTTGCTGTCGTGACCAAAGCAGCAGCCGCTGGTGAGCGGTGCACTGTGTGCGTCAGCGGGTTTGTTGACGCAAAGGTTACCACGCTTGCAGCATCGCCAATTACCGCTGGAGTTACAGTGCTCCAGAACGGCGCTGGTGTCCTCATTTCAAGTTTGGGTCTTCCCCTTTCTGCTGGCGGTGCACCAATTGCTATCGGTTTCACTACCGTTACAACAGCCGCGCCAATTACGGCCACTTTGATGAAGGTGCTGTTTCACGGCTACGCCTTTGCTACTGGCGGCGGGTGATCTCTTAGGCCAACCATTCCCCTGTGGCGTCGAAAGACGCCACAGGGGCTTTTAGGAGGTTTCCTATGCTGGCAGCAATTGTCGCCCCGTCTGGGGTCTTTGGTGGACTCTATCCAACACAAGTCATTGTGCAGCCAATTGCTTCCGAGGCATTCATTGCTGGAGACGTTGTCGTGTTTGACATCACCTCGTCTTCGTCATACTCAGACGCATCAAAACTTACTGAGTACAACAACAAGAAGTGCCCGTTCAACGTAGTGATTGCGGGAGGAAAGGCAGTTGTTGACGACAGTGAGGGCGGCATTTATGGCGTCATCATGGAGCCAGTTGCTGCAGGCGCCCGCGCAAAGGTGTGCATTGGCGGCCTGTGTAACGCAAAGATTGGCGGCGCCGCAGATGCGGGGCAAGTCCTCAACATGAGCGTTACAGTCAATTCTAAAGCATTTACGGTGACAACGACTTCGGGAGGCTGGCCCTCCGTTGCAATCAACCTTGTCACAATTGCTTCCGCACAAGTGAGTCCAGTGCTGTTGAGTGGATTCTCTATTGGATCAAACGGAGGCTAGTGATGATCTCAGGGTTATCACGTCCCATTAACTCCTTCGGTGGACTTGCTCCATACGAAATGTTTACCGAAGCCATTAACGGCACCACCATTCCTCTTGGCATTGGCGATCTTGTTGCATTTGACCTATGCGCAAAGTCTACGGTGTACACCGTTGCGGCGGATCTTCTCAAACCCAATTCTTCGAGAAGTGGATTCAATGTCGTGACTACAACGTTTACGGATGCAGGCTTTGTTTTGCTTAACGGCGGCATCTTTGGAATCGTAATGCGCGGCGGAGCGGTAGGAGAATATGTAAAGGTGTGCGTTCGCGGGATTGTCAAGGCAAGGCTGGTGACGTTTAAGCAGCCTAGTCAGGCTGTTACTAATTTTGTTAAAGGTCAGAATGTCTTTTACACGACTGTAAGCGCGAATATTGCAAACTTTCCAGACGCTAGGATTGATTTTAATGGTGACAACCTTGCGTCAGTAGAAGAAATTAAGGCGCTTTCTTGTGTAGACGCAACTACTTCTTTTTCCGCAAGCACGGGGTTCCCAGCCCTTGGCACTCTGCTAGACGCGGTCACTCTTCCTTCAACTCCTAGCGACGGCCTTGGAACCCGTTCTTACCAAAATTTTGTGACGGTCTTGTTTGACGGGCTTGTCACAGGATCCAACCGAGGTTAACCATGCTGACGTACGCGGGCCTCAAGCAACACATTCTTCTCGCGCTGGGTGGTCAACCATCCGTCGTGACGGGGGTGACGCGAGATCAGCGCATTGCGGAAATCATCAACCAATCAGGGAATTACCTTGTGTCGAAGCCATGGCGCTTCCGCGAGCGCACTGCCCGACCTGTGACGTTGACTGCTGGCAAAAACTACGCGCCGCTTCCCGCTGACGCGGAAGAGATCATCAGCCTGACGAGCATTGCTGGCATGGGCTGGCGCGTGGAACTCACGTCACCTGAGCAGATCGAGTTGATGCGGGCCACTGGTGACCTCTCAGGCAGCAGCGGAGTGTTCTCCGCCGCGATGAGCCGCCCGTGGGCGCAATCAAACGACACCACCCCTCTGGTCGATGGCAGCGGGATGCCCGCGGTTCGCCTCGACCTGTTTCCGACTCCTCAAGCAACGACGTCAGACGCACTCATCATTCGTTACCGCTCGGCGTGGGTCGCCATTTCAGACCAGACTGCCGACACCTATCAAATTCCTGTCCCTGCATACGTCGAATCGCTTCTCATAGCGTATGCACGGGCTTTTGGGTTAGCCTACGAAGACGAAGGTCTTTCGGCTCGACTCATCGAGATCGACAACGGCCCGTTGTTTAACAACGCCGCGATCAAGGATGGAATTCAGCAGCGGGACTTTGGGAGGTTGCTGTCAAGTCGTGTCAGCCCCTTTCGTCGCGGGTCCGAGTTGGTATCGTCGGGGCTTGGTGCAGTAGGACTTGCTCCTGCAACTGCGTTTAGCAACATTCGATGGCGCGGCCTCTATAGCGGGGTAGACGCCTACACAATTGGCGACGTGGTTCGCTACAACGGCACCGTGTGGATCTGCGTGACGGGAGTCACAGGTGTTAACCCTCCTGCGTCACAGTGGGAAGTGATGACCACTGATGGTGTTGCTGGGCCAACAGGTCCAACGGGTCCTTCCGCGTACCCCGTTGACTACGTCTACGGCGAACTGCTAAACATTAGCAGCCCAATAAGTATTTCAAGTGCCTCAACTTGGTTTACAGCGTGTGAAATTGACCTCACTACAGGAACTTGGTTTGTTGTTGGAAACGCACTAATAACGGGATCTGTAGCCTTTACCGCTCTTGACGCTCGGCTCTTTGGAGTGTCAACATCTCAAACCATTGCGGCGTCGTCTAGCACTATGGCTCGCGCAAATCAATACGCCTCAATAACGGCCAGTGGGTTTGTAGTCATTGCCATATCGTCGCTGAAAGTTCGGTTGCAAGTTGCTTCATCGTCCACTACTGACTCCATTATAAGTTCTTCGGGCGTAATGACCGTTGATGACTGCACAAACATTTCTGCGGTGAGGCTTGCATGATTAAAAATGAAAATAAGCAACTAGTTGCTTCGTGGGCGCAGTTTGTTGCCCTGTGCGTAGTGTTTGGAACCATTCTGATGTACATGGGCAAGCGTGACGCTGAAATTCAGCGCACAACAGATCAGGTAAAAGCACTAGGCGACATTGTGTCTGACCTAGCAATGACCCAGATAGGGCTTACACTGCGCGCAGAAGCGAACGACACGCGTCTTCGCGAATTGATTCCTCGACTCGAACGACTAGAAAGAGTTTCCAAATGACGAATTCATGGCGCACATCTGTTGCTGGCATTGCCGCAATCCTTACTGCTGTTGGTGCAGCGGCCACCGCGTACCTTGACGGCAACCCCGCAACCGTTGTTGACATTGGCGTGACACTTGCCGCAATCATGGCGGGAATTGGCCTTATCGCGGCGCGAGACAACAAAGTCTCCAGCGAAAGCGCAGGGGCTAAGTGATGCCATGCTCGACAAAATTATTGCGGCCATCGCCATCGCCCTTGTTGACTTCCTTGCGAAACGCGTTGAGCGCGGCACTGTTGCCAAAGATGCTGACGTGGATCGTGCTCGCATCGACGCTGCTGGGCGTTATGTACGGGAGTGGATGCGGAAGAGTCGTGCTGGTGTCGGAAGCGGCGCCAGTACGGACGGGGCCAAACGTGACGGGAAAGATCTACACCATGATTGATGGCGAATGGACACTTTCTCCAAACGACGTTGACATCCCCGAGGGTTTCTATGTGCTCAGCCCAATGAGCGTTGACGGAGCGTCTCCACAATGAGTGCACAAATTCAGATCCGACGCGACACTGCTGCCAACTGGACGACCCAAATACTTGCTGCTGGTGAGTTTGGCCTTGACACCACGAACAATCAAGTAAAAGTGGGAACAGGCGCCGCGTGGAATGTCACGGCGTACCTTGGCGCAACGATTCCGCTGATCACAAGCGTTGCCGCGGATTTCAATGACGCGACTCTTCGCGTCACGGGTCGGTACCTGTTTGCAACGCCCAGCACGATGACAAACGGCCCCGCGGTTCCGATTGACATCAAGTTGGCTGACGGCGGCGTCAGCCTGCTCACCATCACATACGGCGCAATTGTGGTGCAGCAACTGTGGACAGACGGTGATGGAGTGCAGCCACAGAAGACGTACTCGCGCGTGTACGACACGGCGTGGCGCGCATGGGTTGCTCAGTCTGTGTGGGCAGTAGACGCTGCCGAGGGCGTGGACTTGGTTGCTAGGTCTGCCGAAATCAAGGGCGTGCTTTCAGTTGCAGATGGAACCGCGGCGCTGCCATCCATTACAAACACGGGTGACACTAATACGGGCATTTTCTGGGGCACTACTGCAACCCCAACGTTAGACGGCACCATTAATTTGACTGCAAATGCAACAGTTGGACTTCAAGTTAGTAGCAGCCTTACATATGTGCCCACTAACTTTCAAGTCAACGGCGTAACCACGTTAACTGGGGCGCTCACTCTTGGCGCGGCCTTGTTGGGCAACAGTCAACGCCTTACAAGCATTGGCGTGGCCACAGCAATTACTGACGCGCTTTCGTGGACAAAGATGGCCTCGTCTCTTTCGTTTTTTTACACTGCATCTAATGGGGTAGTGTACGTCGCGCCTGACGGTCAGACGTGGACCGTTGCTAATCTAGGTACGACTTCTGCAACCACAATCACGTCAAGCGTCACTGGTGGCACTTACCAGTGTGTGGGTTTGATATTGAGCAGCAGCGGAGCCATTCAAAGCGGGTTGTCCAATTCTGGCGCGGCTGCTTCTGGAGTGTTTTCATGTATTGCGGGGTCAGCCGCAAATAATTCCTCGCTGTTTTTTATTGCCTTCCGACGTTCATGACTAACATTCCTGTTCAACTTCCGCTCCGAGGCTTTACCGAACAGACGCCGTTTAGCGTTGTCCCCGAGGGAATGACTGCATCGTGTCTAAACGTAATGCCTATTGACGTGTGGACAGGACGAACTCGGCTAAGCGTGCGTAGCGGAACTCAGTTGTACAACGCTGGTGATGTGCAGTGGATGGGAACGTATCGCACATACGTTGCGGGAGTTTTTGTGGAAAATGTCATCTTTGTCCGTGCAGGCAAGGTGTACACCGCAGATCCGCACGCGTCTATTCCCGTCACGGCTACTTTGGCTGCTGGCCAAGGCACCGCGTTGCTCAACACCACAGGATTGGTGGAAGGTGTGCAATTCAACGAGTATTTCTACTTTGTTGACGGTACAAACTATGTCAAGGTGTTGCTGACGGACCTTGCGGGAACGGGTGCTACGGTTTGGGGGGTTGTATCGCCTGCTAGAGGCCCTTGGCATCTTGATCCAGCGTCTAGCCCTGCAGGGAGCCGTGCAACGCTTATCTGTCGTTGGGGCGCTAGAGTGGTACTGGCGGGGTTTGACCAGACTCCCAACCTGTGGTTTGCGTGCGAGCCTGATCTAGTGTCTGCTGTCAGCGCACCGACGGATGGTTGGGATGCTGCCTCCGTGATTGGCGCTGTAACAGGAACCACCGCCCACGAATACGGAACGCTTGGCGATCCAATCGTTGCCATCTTTGCGTTTGGTGAAAGCGGCCTGATGTTTGCCTGCACCAATTCGTTCTCGTTTCTGACAACAGATCCGTTATTTACGACGGAACTCGTGGCTCTTGTTTCTTTGACTAGAAGCATCGGCATCAGTGGTCGGCGCGCGTGGTGCATGGGGCAGGAGAAGAGCGCGTTTATTCTTGCAAATGACGGGCTGTATCTGCTCAACGCAAATGACTTCAACTTTAGCCGCGCAAACCGAGTAAGTTCAGGGCGCCTTGATTCGTTCTTTCTGCGCCTTGACTTTGGCACGCCGTCAATTGGTGGGTCAAGCACGTTGTCTGGAGGAACGCTTCGATCAACGTTGACTAGCGGCGGCAGCGGTAGCGGCGCCACCGCAAAGACCCAGACTACTACTGGCACCGTGTCCGAAGAAGCGACCACCACTTCCATTTCAATGGAAACAGATGTGGTTTCGCTCCTTGGCCCCGAACTTGAAACTGGTGATGTATTTCCATGCCTTGTGTGGGATCCAGATCGGGAAGGCGTATGGATGTTCTTGACGGTTAAAGACATTGAGAACACAAGCATTCACTTGTACTACGACACTAAAACAGATTCGTTCTGGCCGCAGCGGTTTCGTGATCCTTTGTTGTACGGACCTACCTCTGCCTGTTACGTTGGCACCTCAAGAAGTGAGGCTGGCAAACTGCTGCTTGGTGGCAGCGAATCTATCAGTTTGATCACAAACAACTTTCCAATTGGCATTGATGGATACGACTCTGAAATGAGCGATGCCGATCAGCAGGCGCAGTTTGTTCGGTCGCATGTGAGCATTGGCCCCTTGTCTGCTCCGTTGCCCTACCGACTGATGCTTAACGAGGTGCGCGTTGACCTCAATGAGAACTCGTACGAAACCCCAACTGGATTCACCGACTTGAGCGTTGGTCCAATCTTGAGTGTTTCAACTGGAGAGACTGCGGAGGCAGCGCTTGGCCTACAGAGCGACTCACTGTTCATCACCAACATCAATCCGCTTGTGATTGACGGCGGCTCAGCCGCAACCGTTACGTTTGCAAATACATACAACGGCGGCACTGCGTCTGTTCCAACGCCAGATCGCATTGACGGGCGCTTTGCTGTTCGTCCATTTGGTTTGTACACGCAAACTGATCCGTTTGCGATTGGGATTTCCCGCATCTATGTTGGCGATTCGGATTGGACAATGCGTTGGGACACACAAGCGTCTCCTGCTACGGGAAGCGCGTGGGTCATTGAGAAATACAACAACGCAACTACGTTGTGGGAAATTGAATATCAAGGCATCTCTGACGTTGGTTCGACCAACGGAACAATGGCTTCAATTCACGAAGACCCAATTGCGCCAGAAGTAGTGGACAACGCTTCAGTGTCTGGTGCATCATTCCCTACAGCAGAGGTGACTGAAATCGGCTTGTTGGGCGAAGGGCGCAGCGTTGCATTGAAATGCCGCTTTCGCTCGGAGGCGATGTATCTGACGTTGGCGTCAGACGGGCGCCCGTGGTCAATCGAACGAATGTCAATTAGTGCCTCACAAACAGGCAAGAGTAGAGGGAGTTCCTAATGGCGTTTATTTACGGCGCGGTTTTAATTGGTGGCGCGTTGTTGAGTGCCAATGCCCAGAAGGCAAAGCAAGATGCGTTAAAGCGCATTGGCCACAAGGCAAACCTAGCCTTCACTCAACTTGGCGACAATTACGGCGCGGCATATTTGCCTGTAATTGAACGCTACACCGCGGAGCGCGGACGAAACATTGACATGTACCGAGCGGAAATGTCTCGCTCTCGCGAGGACTTCACAAAGTACTTTGACCAAGCGCGAGCCGAATACGGGCAAGGCATGGAGCGCGCAATCTCTGCATACGGCACGGGACGCGACGACACAATTGCAATGATGCGTCAGCAGACCGTAAGGCAGCAGCAGCAGGCAACGGCACGCAACGCGTTCACTGGCCTTGGCCAGACGTCGTTTGGGCAGCAGGCGGTTAACGCAATTGGTGATCAGGGTGACATGCGCGAAGGAGCGGTGCGAGAGCAGTACGCAAGCGGACTATCAAACCTTGAGTCTCAGCGCGCAAGCGGACTGTCCACGTTGTTGTCGCAGCAAGGCCAAGGGCTGTCAGCGCTCAGCCAGAATCAAGCCGCCAATATCAGCAACATGTATCAGGCTTACTCAGGCCAGATTTCAAACATGGAGCAGAACAGGATGCAGAACCAGTACAACCTGTACCAGCAGGGGCTAAACACTAGTTTCAAGTACCGAGGAGCCGCCGCAAGTATGAGTGGCGCCTTTACTAGTGCTATGGGTAGCGCGCTGAGTTCGTTTGGTGGAAGCCTTTTGGGCGCTGGCCTCAACAACTACGGCAGTGCTGGCGGCGGCGGTGGCGGTGGCGGTGGTATGTCCGCTCCGTCTTACGGATACGGCGTGCAAGGAACACAATTGCAAGGGTTGCAGAATCCATACGGTGGGTAACAAATGGCAAGCACTTCAGACAACCAACCATCATTCTACAACCGCGACAATCTCCGAGACATCGGAATGGGACTTGGCGCGGGCTTGCAAGCCTACGACCCAAATAACCCGTTTGCGGGCATGGGCGCTGCACTTCAAACTACAATCGGCAGTGCCGTCCTTCGCGAGGACAAGAAGACCAAGCGCCTTCAAGACCTTGAGGATTCAGCGTCGGTATCTCGGCAGCGTAAGGAACTTGAGCAGCGCGCCGAAGAAGCGCGAATTCGTGCCGAGGATCGCGCAAACGCTGACGAGATTACTGACGAGGAGCGCGCAGTAAAGTCTGCAGACCAACAGCGTGCAAAAGATCGTGACGAAAAAATTGCTGAAGAAGAACGCCAACGGGCGCGCTTCAAAGCAATGCAAGTCCAGCAGATTTCGTCAGGGGTCAAATCATCTCCCAAAAGCAGAAATGCGCTGGATAGGGCAAGGCAAGAGGTCGCGCAAAACTTCTTCAAGCAGTTTGGTGGAGGGATGCTTGCGCACAGTGGACGCAGCCCAATTAACGTGGATGAGGAGTTGAATTTTGAGATAGAGCAATTGCGTGCAGGAAAACGTCGTGGCACAGATTACTCAACGTTAAACGACCAACCAAAGAAAAAGAAAACTGTAAAGGCATTTGATTGGTCTAACCAAGAACAGAAGTGGTTTATGTACGACAAGGAAATTTGATCTATGCGGAATCTCACACCTAGCAATGTTGCTGAATCGACTTCTCCTGAGAACATTGCGGGAGGTTCATACATTCCGCAACCGCAACTAGACGTTGCAGAAACCCTTCCGCCACCACGCTTTGCCGTCAACCCGCGCGATACGCAAGCAGTGCAAGCAATGCAGGCTGAGCGCGGCTCAATGAATGAAATGGTTGTACCTACTGCGGCGCAACCTGTTGCCCCTACTGGTAAGCAGCCGTACAAAGGCGAGTCTGCGGTGTCGCTGTTTCAGAAGTCAATTGCCGAGGCAGCAAAGGGCCGCGCGTCCGAAGTCAATGACTTTATGTTGACCCTGTCAGGGATTACCGACGGCGATCCAATTGGAATGGAAACGTTTGACCTTGGATTCTTTGAGGACGGCACGCCGTCAATCAGCATCAACGGTGCAAACGTTCCAATTCGCCATGAGCAGTGGATGTCCTTGCTGACTGCGCGAAACCGAACACGCACGGAACTTGACGAGCGTATGCGCTTTGATCGCGAGCGCGTCAAGGCGACGACCGCGGTGAACAGCGTCATTAAGGCAATTCCAAACCTTCCAGTTGGAATGTCGGAATTGTTTATGGCGCAGGCGGAAATGGACCCAGCAAGCGCGATGAATAATCTGAGCAGCCTGTATGTGAATATGCAAAAGAACGGCGGGGTAGACCTTATCGGGAAACTTGGCGCCCAAGTGCAGGCGGGGCGAATTGCTCCTGAGCGAGAGCGGTTGTCAAAAGAGGGTCAAGAAGAACAACAGACAATCATTGACCCGCTTACCAAGATCCCGTCTATGGTCAAGGTAAGGGCGCCGTCAATCGCTAATCGCCGCGCAAAGGAATTAATGGCCAGTGCTAAGCCTTCAGACCAAATTACGGGGTTTGCGTTTGGACAAGTAGACAGCATGTTCATTGACCCGATGGTGCGACAAGTGCGCGCTAACACCCGATACGGCGTGTTTGATCGCATTGCAATGGACGAGCAAGATCGCACCTCGCCACTATCATTGTTCAGCAGGCTGCAGCACCTTGCAGCAAACGGCCAAGGTGTTTGGCCAGTGCAGATTCCAATTGTTGCGCCAAGCGACCCGCTCTACCCTCAGTATCTGCAAAACCTTGACGCGTGGGCGTCGTCGATCTTTGGATACGACGTTTCGTCTGACGAAAGCGTCTTTCAGATGTTTCAGCAACAGCAACTGATGATGCAAGCCGCGCCATCGGCTACCGCCCCAGCAGCCTCGGCGCCGTCGGCTGTCGGACCAACTGCAACCACTCCAGCGCGCCGCTCTGGCCGCGCCCCGATCTGAGGTATTTATGGCTGACGAAACACAAACGTTCTCAACTGAAATGCAGGAATATCTTGCCGCGCAAGATGCAAACAACAGTCGGTTGTTTCCTGCAGAGCAGCGCGATACGCCCGCATACACAGAAAAGTTTAAGTCGTGGGCTACGCAAGGTCGGACAAAAGTCCGCCGCGCGGTTTACCAAGACACCCTCGCTCAACTTTCTGAAGCGGGAGTGCAGGGCATTGCCCGAGCAGAACAACCAGCAACGTCTGACGGCTTAACTGTTGGCGACACGTTGCCCGCAGACGAGTTGTTCAACAACGCGTTCAACTCAACTGCTCCGATTGTCGGTAGTGACGACACCACAGGCGAATTTTCTGTAGACCAAGACGGCGACATCCATGAGTTTGCTTCGCTGCGCCAGACGCAATACGAGGCAGGAAAGCCACAAATTGGCTGGACTGACTACAACAAGCGCAAACTGACAACTGCGCAGGCAATGATGGTTGGCTTTATTGCGGACCAGACTCTTGCATTTGAGGGTGCTGCGGGAGGCATTGGCAGTTACATAGGCGGTATTGCCGCTAACCTTGAGCAATCTGAAGACGAGATGAGGGAAGAACTGGGGTACGGACCCGAGTACCTTGATCGTTTGAGGTCCGAGATTGAAGGCGGCGACCGCGAAAAGGCGCGAGCCATGTTTCGCGAAAGCCAAGCAGCCGTGGACGCAGCGCGACTGCCCAAGATTCAGGCGACCAAGGACGCGTATAAGGCTGGAGCGCAATCGTTCGCCCGCAACGTGCAGAA